CTTTCCGCGCTCCTGCCCCTCCGCGCTTCCTTCACTTCTTTCAGCGCGGCGTAGGTACTTCCCGACCCATCCGGCCAGAACAGGCCGCCGGGAACAGCCGCAAGGGGAGACTGAGTTTGTTGCGCCTGTCCGAGCGCAGCACCGGGGGGCTGGGGGTATCGCCCACGTTGGCGCAGGGCGGGACGTGGGCGAACGGGCGGGGGTTGGGCGGGGGTTCCCCGCCCGGCGGACCCGGACGCGACGTGGGCGAACGTGGGCGGAGTGGTGGCCACCCGGGGGTGGGCGCGGTTGGTCGCCAACGTCGGTCGAGCGATGAGGAAGCGTCAAGAACGGCGGGCCGCGTGGCCCGCTGGCGTGGTCATGAACGGAGTCGGCAACGCCGCAAGGAGCGAGGCATGAAGATCGAGATGTGGGAGATCGGGCGAGTCAAGCCGTACGACAAGAACCCGCGGAAGAACGAGGGGGCGATCGACGCGGTCGCCAAGAGCATCCAGGAGTTCGGGTTCAGGGTGCCGATCGTCGTCGATGGCGACGGCGTCATCATCGCCGGGCACACGCGGCTGAAGGCCGCGGAGAAGCTCGGCCTGGCCGAGGTGCCGGTGCACGTCGCGCGGGAACTCGACCCGGACAAGGTGCGGGCGCTCCGCATCGCGGACAACAAGCTTCACGAACTCTCGACGTGGGACATGGAACTCCTGCCGATCGAACTGGCCGACCTGAAAGGCGTGGACTTCGACCTCTCGCTCCTGGGCTTCAGCGCGGAGGACCTCGCGGCGATCATGGCTCCCGCCGGCAACGAGGGCCTCACCGACCCCGACGACGTGCCCGCCCCGCCTGACGCGGCGACGACGGTCCCGGGCGACATCTGGGTGCTGGGCAACCACCGCCTGATGTGCGGCGACTCGTCGAAGCCGGAAGACCTGGACCGCCTGCTCGACGGGCAGCAGATCCACCTTGTGAACACGGACCCGCCGTACAACGTGAAGGTCGAGCCGCGCAGCAACAACGCCATCGCCGCGGGCATCACGTCCTTCTCGCGGCGCGAGGACCTGCAGTGCGAGCGTTCGCAGAGCGAGCGCGGCAAGAAGGACCGCGAGCGCCTGGCCCGCAAGAACACGCACCACCAGTCGATGGATCTGGCCCGGCACCCCGAGAAGGCCCAGCCGACGACCAGGAAGATGCGGGCCAAGGACCGGCCGCTGGCCAACGACTTCGTGTCCGACGACGAGTTCGATCGCCTGCTCGCCGCGTGGTTCGGGAACATCGCGCGGGTCCTCATCCCGGGCGGCGGGTTCTACATCTGGGGCGGCTACGCCAACTGCGCCAACTACCCGCCGGTGCTCAAGGCGATGGAGTTGTACTTCTCGCAGGCGATCATCTGGATCAAGGAGCACCCGGTCCTGACGCGCAAGGACTTCATGGGCAACCACGAGTGGTGCTTCTACGGCTGGAAGGAAGGCGCGGCGCACCGCTTCTTCGGCCCCAACAACGTGCCGGACACGTGGTCCATCAAGAAGGTGAACCCCAACGCGATGGTTCATCTCACGGAGAAGCCCGTCGAACTCGCGCGACGGGCGATGGAGTACTCCTCTCGCCCGGGCGAAAACGTGCTGGACCTCTTCGGCGGCTCCGGGAGCACGCTCATCGGCGCGGAGATGACCGGGCGGCGGGCGTACCTGATGGAGCTCGACGCGCTGTACTGCGATGTGATCGTCCAGCGCTGGGAGAAGTTCACGGGCCGCAAGGCGGAGCGGCTCGCCACAGCGGGGGAATCGAAGTGAACCTCAACGGTCTACTCAGTGATTCGCTTCAGCGTCTGGCTGAGCCCGGCGCGCTTCGTCTCAAGCGAGGAGGCGATGGCGCTGCCGGCGCTGTCACCTTCCCAAGCGGTGAGGGCCTTGACGTATCGGCGGTAGATGAAAGCACGGTCGCGGAGCTTGCCGGTGGTCTCGACGAGCACGCCAGCTTTGCCCAGCACCCCGATCGAGCGCCGAGCCGTCGGCGCGCTGGCCTTCAGCAGTTGCTGCACGAGCGGCCCGGTGACGACCGGGTGCTCCGGCAGCACGTCGAAGAGTTGCACCGCGCCGAGCGTGGCCCCGGGGAGCCGGGCAAGCCGCCGGCGGTCTTCGCTCACGAGCGCGGACAGCCGGGTGGCCACGGCGACGCCGTCATCCGCGGCGCTGCGCACGCAGCGCAAGAAGAACTCCATCCACCCCTCCCAATCGCCGGTGGTACGCACCGCGCCCAGACGCTGGTAGTACTCGGCCTGCTCGCGGCGGATGGCCGCGCTGATGTAGAGCAGCGGCTCGCTGAGCAGCCGCCAGTGCTCCAGGAGCAGCGCGATGAGCAGTCTGCCGATGCGGCCGTTGCCATCCAGGAACGGGTGGATCGTCTCAAACTGCACGTGGGCGAGCCCGGCCTTTACCAGCGGGTGGAGCGGGTCGTCCGAATGAATCCAGCGGTCGAGGTCGCGCATCGCATCGGCCACAGAGTCGGGCGGCGGCGGTACGAACCGGATCGCGTCCGGCCCGCGGCCGCCGATCCAGTTCTGGACCTTCCGCAGGTGTCCGGGGTCCTTGTTCCCGCCGCGGACGCCCTTCATCAGCCGCTTGTGCGCTTCGCACAGCAGGCGGGAGCTCACCGGGAGGCCGCCGGCGCGGGCGATCTCGCGGCGAGCGTACGTGAGCGCCGCGACGTAGTTGCAGACCTCCTCGACGTCGTCGGGACGGTCGCTCCGCTTGGTGGCCTCGAACTCGAGGACGTCTTCGAGCGTCGCCTGCGTCCCTTCGATCTGCGAGGAGATGAGCGCTTCTTTCCGCACGAAGCCGTAGATGAACCAGTCGATGCTCGGGACCAGTTGTCCCGCCAGGCTCAGCCGCTCGATAGCGGCTTGGGCCTCCTGGAGCAGCGTGGCCAGGGGGCCGGACATGTCCAGCGGGGGATCGCGGGGCGGAAGTTGGGCTGGGATGAACGCCTCGACGGGTTTCCCGGCGATGGTCGTGGGTCGGTATGTGCCGGTGGTGCGTGGCATGATGGAGAACGTCGGCGTTCTTGGCCCTCAACACTAGGAACGTTGGCGTTCTTAGTCCAGTCCGCTAGGAAAAGGGACGTTCCTTGCGCCATCCCCGCCCTCGCACCGCAGAAACGCCCCGGAGCGGGTCCGGGGCGGGGGCGGTCGCGGACGTGTGGGGGTTGGTCAGGCGCTCTTGCCCGCGACGAACACGCCTCGCTCGTGCTTCTTGAAGCGGGCGGCGGTGCCCTTGGCTGCGATCTCGCGGATGATGGCGGCGTAGAGCGTGGCCTCGGGGGTCTTGCCGCCGGGCGAGCGCCACAGGCCCTTGGCCTCCATCGCGGCGATCATCTCCTTGGCCCGCATCGGCACCTCGCTGGCGGCGAGCACCTGTGCCGCGGCGTCGAGGGCGCTGACGCGCTTGGGCTTCTTCTCGCGCGCGGACTTCGCGGCCTTGGGCTTCGTCGCCTTGGCGGCCTTCCGCTCCGTCGCGGGCTTGGTCTTCTTCGCCGCGGCGCTCGGCGACGTGACGTCGGGCTTGCGCTTGGGGATGCGCTTGCCGCCGGGGCCGACGGCCCGCTTCATCGCGGGGCTCGCGTCCGGGGCGGGGTTGAGGACCGCCGGGCCGAAGACCGCGACCGCCGCCCGCTCGGCGAGACGGTTGGCTTCCTCGCGCGTCGGCGGGGTTGTGTCGTCGGGCGTCGCGGTTGCCTTCGCGTCCTTGCGGGCCTTCCACGCCGCGCTCATCTCGCGCTGGACCTTGCCCATGTTCAGTATCGTGCCTTTGCGTGCCATGTCGGACTCCTTCTTCTCTGTGCGAATGCCCGCCGCACGCTGCGGCGGGTCGTGGGGGGAAGCGTGGCGGTCGCGGTTTCCCGCGACGCCGCGCGGCAGGGGTCACTCGGCGTCGCGCAGGAACTCCTCGATGCGCTCGCGCTCCATCCCGCTGAGAAAGCCGACCAGGTCGATCAGGTCGCTGCGGACCTTGCCGAGGTTGCCGGGCAGGCCCCAGTTGCGCGGATCGGCCTTGGCTCGCTCGTCGTGCTTGTCGAGCTCCATCTCGAGCACGTCGAGGAGGCGGGCGATGTCGCTGCGGCGGGCGGCGTAGGTCTCGGCGGCAGTGGGTTCGGTCTTGGGGGTGCGCTTCGTCATGGTCGTGCTCCTTGGGGTTCGGGGTGCTGGTGGTCTCTGGTAAACAGAGAAGCCCGCATCACGCGGGCTTCAGGTGGTCGGACGGTTGCCGCTGGAGCGGTCCCAACTGGTGGTGTCCTTCGGTTGGCCGACCGCTCGCAGGTAGTCGATCAACTCGTCGGCGGTCCAGGTGTCGCCATCGACGGCGTCGTGCTCTTCGTGGACCTCGCGGTCGTGATCGAACTCGAAGAGGCGGAATCCGCCGAGCGCCGCGGGGCGAGCCCCCCAGTGGCCGTCGGCGTGGCGGCCGCGTCCGGCGGGGACCGTCGCGATGCTCCAGGTGCGGCCGTCGGGCGTGTGGACCTCGATCGCGGGGATGCGGAACCCGCGCTTGGACAGGGTCTTGGCCAGGTCGAGCGTGGTCTTCGTAGTGCCGTCGATGCGCTTGGTGCTCATGGCGTCGTCCTTTCAGCGGGCGGTGGTGATCGAGGCGAGGAGGGCGGCGACGGCGTGGGCGACGTTCAGCACCGCCGCGGTGGTGCGGACCTCGTCGGGCGTGCCGAGGCGGAAGGAAGCGCCCGAGACGGTCACCTCCCACACCGAGCCGTAGGCGACGTGGGCGTTGATGCAGATCGGGCTGCCGCCGGGCGTGGGCAGGTCGATGCTGACGTCCGGGTTCGCCGTCACGCTGTGCGCCACCTTGGCGAAGCCGAAGGGCGTGGTGTTGGCGAGCGCCCGCAGGGCGGGCAGCATCGCGTCGAGGTCGGCCTTGTTCGGAATGGTCTTGGTCGCGTTCATCGCTGCGTTCTCCTTCGTGGGGGTCGCGGGGTTCCGGCTCGCGTTGTGTCACATGAAGCCGTGGGTTCCCGCGAACAGCAAGGCGATTCGGCGAGGATTCGCCGAGAATCTGCGGCTTGTGGGCAAACATGCCGACACGGGGCCGCCCGGGCGGGAGTTCCAACGCCGGGAGGTCCGGGATGACTCCCGAACACGCGCCTAGTTCCGGCCCCTCCCCCGCCGCACAGGGAATGTCCCGGCTGAACCCCGGCGCGCTGTCCGTAGCGGACGCCGCGCGGGTTCTCTCCCGCATGGGCGGCAAGGCCGTCACCGAAGAGATGCTCCGCGCTGACATCGACGACGGCGCGCCGACGAACCCGAACGGCACGCTCAACCTCGTGCACTACGCCGCATGGCTGGTGAAGGAGATGTCCGCAGGTGGCGATTGATCCGCGCCAACTCAGGCCCGGCGAGCTCGCGAGGCTGCTCAACAGCACGCCGCTGGGCGAGGTGATCAGCGAGCGTCAGCTCCACCGCCATCGCACGCGCGCGGGTTTCCGCGTCGCGGCGGATGGGGATCGTGGGCGCGCGGGCAAGGTCGATCTGTTCCGCTACGTCGCGTGGCTGGTGACGACGCGGCACGAGACGATCGCGGAAGCGGCCCGCGCGCCCGAGGGGCTCACGGGCTACGAGGCGATGAAGGAGCGGGCGCGGCTGCGCAACGCCATGCTCTCGTTCTCCGGGCGCGACATCGGCGACCTGCCCGAGGTGGCAGACCCCACGCGGAAGGAGAGGGCGGCACGCGACTTCCGGTACTTCTGCGAGACGTACTTCCCTCAGACGTTTCACCTCAAGTGGTCCGATGATCACCTGAAGGTCATCGCCAAGATTGAGCAGGCGGTGCTGGAGGGCGGGCTGTTTGCGATGGCCATGCCGCGCGGCAGCGGCAAGACCAGCCTGTGCGAAACCGCCTGCCTCTGGGCGCTGGTGTACGGGCACCGGGCGTTCGTGGCGCTCGTCGGCTCCGACGAGGAGCACGCGGCGGGGATGCTCGAGTCGATCAAGGCCGAGCTGGAGAACAGCGAGGTCCTCGGGGCCGACTTCCCTGAGGTCTGTCATCCGATCCGCTCGCTCGAAGGCATCCACCAGCGGGCCTCGGGGCAGCTCTACCAGGGGAAGCAGACGCACATCGGGTGGACGGCGCGCGAGATCGTGCTGCCGACCATCCCGGGTTCGGCGGCATCGGGGTCCATCATCCGCGTCGCGGGCATCACGGGTCGCATCCGTGGCATGAAGCACAAGCGCGTCGATGGCGTGAGCGTGCGGCCGTCGCTCGTGCTGATCGACGATCCGCAGACCGACGAGAGTGCCCGGTCACCCTCGCAGTGTGCCAACCGTGAGCGGATCCTCGCCGGCGCGATCCTGGGCCTGGCGGGACCGGGGAAGAAGATCGCCGGCCTCATGACGCTGACGGTCGTCCGCCCCGACGACCTGGCCGACCGTATCCTCGACCGCGAGAAGCACCCGCAGTGGCAGGGCGAGCGGACGAAGATGGTGTACGCCTTCCCCGCGCGGGAGGCGCTGTGGCAGCGGTACGCGGAGGTCCGGGCCGATGGGCTGCGCAGCGACCGGGGCATCAAGGCCGCCACTGAGTTCTACAAGCAGCACCGATCCGCGATGGACGAGGGCGCGGTGGTGGCGTGGCCGGAGCGGTTCAACCACGACGAGCTGTCGGCGCTCCAGCACGCGATGAACCTGAAGCTTCAGAACGAGGCGGCGTTCTTCGCGGAGTACCAGAACGAGCCGCTGCCGGAGGTCGAAGTCGCCGACGACCTTCTCAGCGCCGACCAGATCGCGGCAAAGGTGAGCGGGCACCAGCGCGGGCAGGTGCCCCTGGGCTGCACGCGCCTGACGATGTTCGTGGACGTGCAGGGCAAGGCGCTGTTCTACCTGGTGGCCGCGTGGGAGGACGACTTTACCGGGTACGTTATCGACTACGGCACTGAACCCGATCAGAAGGCGGCGTACTTCACGCTCCGCGACATGCGCCGCACGCTGGCGACGGCTGCGCCCCGGGCCGGAGTCGAAGGAGCGATCTACGCCGGGCTGGAGCGGCTGATCGGCGCGACGGTGGCCCGAGAGTGGCGGCGCGACGACGGCGCGATGGTGCGCATCGACCGCTGCCTCATCGACGCCAACTGGGGCTCGTCCACGGACGTGGTGTACCAGTTCTGCCGCCAGAGTTCGCACGCGGGCGTGCTCATGCCCAGCCACGGGAGATATGTCGGCGCTTCGAGCATCCCGTTCTCCGACTACAAGCGCAAGCGCGGCGAGCGGATCGGCCTGAACTGGCGCGTGCCCGTGGTGACCGGAAAGCGCGCCGTGCGGCACGTCGTCTTCGACACGAACTACTGGAAGTCGTTCGTCCACGCCCGCCTGGCAGTGCCCATGGGCGACCCCGGCTGCCTGTCGCTGTTCGGGAGCAAGCCCGAGCCGCACCGGCTCATCGCCGAGCACCTGACCAGCGAGTACCGCGTGAAGACCGAGGGTCGGGGCCGCACGGTTGATGAGTGGAAGCTTCGCGTTGACGGCCTCGACAACCACTGGCTTGACTGCCTCGTGGGCGCGGCCGTTGCGGCATCGATGCATGGAGCGGTGCTATTCGGGACGGACGCCGAGGCAACGCCGCGCCGGCGGCTGCGCCTGTCGGCACTGCAGCACGGGAGGAAGACATGGTGAAGGACTCACCGGCTGTCAACCCGAGTACGCGCGAGGAGCGTGGCCTGCGCTGCCCCAAGTGCGGGTGCGGCCACCTTCCCGTGCGGTACACGCGGCAGCAGAATGGCCACATCATGCGTGTGCGGCGGTGCCGGCATTGTGGACACCGCGTCGTCACGCGCGAACGTCCGTAGCGCCACGTACACATCTGTACGAACATGCCGCGCTGACGCGAATCAGCGAGCCATGACCGGTGCGCCGCGTCGGAATGGGTGGATGATCACACACCTTCCACCCATGACCGACGCACTCGCGGCCGCCAAACTCAAGCTCGAACTACGGCTCACGCCCGGCGTCGACCGCGAAGACGCGGCGCAGGAGGCGTGGCTCGCGCATCTGACGGGACGCAATCCCGCGCGGGCCGTGAACACCTTAGCGCAGCGCGAGCGCCGGCATCGCCGGCGGCAGCGAGCGGTGGGCGGGCGCGCCGAGGTGCTGGGCGCAAAGGAGATCAGCCATGCCCGGTGATCCGCAGCCCGCGCCGGACCTTGACCAGGCCATCCGCGACAACGCGGCGCAGCCCGCGAAGGCGTCGGTGGACGGCCAGTCGGTCGAGCAGCATTCGCTCAAGGACCAGATCGAGGCGGATCGGTATCTCGCGTCCAAGGACGCCGCGAGGAAGCCCGGCCTCGGCGTCAAGTTCGCCAAGCTCGTTCCTCCCGGCTCTGTTTGACCACTACGCGCCCATGCTCAAAGCCATCGCCAACATCATGAGCCGGGCCGCCGCCCATCGCGCGACGCGAGCGGTCTCTCCCTCCACGACGGCGTCGCGTGCTCCGCATGGAGGCGGTTCACGCGGCGGCCGTCGTGTGGTCGTCGCCAAGTTCGACTCGGCGCAGACCACGCCGGACAACCGCAGGCACTGGGCCAACGCCGACGGCCTCTCGCCCAACGCGGCGGTCAGCCCCGAGGTCCGGCGAGTACTCCGCAACCGCGCCCGCTACGAGGTCGCCAACAACTCCTACGCCAAGGGCATCGTCCTCACGCTGGCCAATGACACCATCGGCACCGGCCCGCGGCTGCAGATGCTCACCCACGACGCCGCAGCCAACCGGCGCGTCGAGGAACTCTTCGAGTCCTGGGCCGAGGCGATCGACCTTCCCGGCAAGCTCCGCACCATGCGGCTCGCGCGTGCCGAGAGCGGGGAGGCGTTCGGGCTCCTGGTCAGCAGCCCGGGCATTGACTCGCCCGTCAAGCTCGACCTGCGGCTCATCGAGCCCGAACAGGTCGCCACACCGTGGCGCGTGGGGATGCGGGTCCCCGACAACGAGGTCGATGGCGTCGTGCTGGACGAGCACGGCCTGCCCGTCGCGTACCGCGTGCTGCGCCATCACCCCGGTGACACGGGCGGCTGGGCGGGCGGCGCCCCCGATCCCGCGGCGTTCGACACGCTTCCCGCCGGCAGCGTGCTGCACTACTTCCGGCCCGATCGGCCGGGCCAGATGCGCGGCATCCCGGACATCACGCCGGCGCTGCCGCTGTTCGCGCAGCTGCGGCGGTACACGCTTGCGGTCATCGCGGCCGCCGAGACCGCCGCGGACTTCGCCGCCGTGCTCTACACCGACGCCCCCGCCAACGGCGAGGCCGATCCGCTCGAGCCGATGGACGAGGTCGAGCTCGAGAAGCGCATGGCCACCGTGCTGCCCGGAGGCTGGAAGCTCGGGCAGGTCCACGCCGAGCAGCCGACCACGAGCTACGCCGAGTTCAAGCGTGAGATCTTGAACGAGATCGCCCGCTGCCTGAACATGCCCTTCAACGTCGCGGCGGGGAACTCCTCCGGGTACAACTACGCCAGCGGCCGGCTCGATCACCAGACGTACTTCAAGAGCCTGCGCGTCGATCAGCACCACCTGCGCCTGGCGGTCCTTGACCGCCTGCTCAAGGCCTGGCTCGACGAAGCCGCGCTCGTTGAGGGTCTGCTCCCGCAGTCCATGCGGGTACGTAACGCAGCCATGCCGCACACCTGGTTCTGGGATGGCGTCGAGCACGTCGATCCCGCCAAGGAAGCCACGGCCCAGGCCACCCGCCTGGCCAACCACACCACCACGCTCGCCGCCGAGTTCGCCCGCCAAGGGCGCGACTGGGAGGACGAGCTCCGTCAGCGGGCCAAGGAACTCGCGCTCATGGCCGAGCTCGGGCTCCCGCTCACCACGACCGCACAGCAGGAGTCCGCGCCGAGGCGCAACGAGGAACAGGAGACTGAATCCCATGCCGTCTGACACCATCGTGTTCAACGACCATCCGATCGTGATCCGCGCCCACAAGGCCGCCGACGCCGACGCGCCCTCGCACAAGAGCCTCTCGCTGACGGCGCAGGCGGAGTTCGAGTTCATCTCGGGAGCGGGCGGCGATGCGGGGGCCAGCACCGCGCTGCCGAAGTTCCGAATGGTCGCGTACACCGGCGGCCCGATGAAGGTCGCCGGATGGCGGCACCCGGTCGTCATCGACCTGGCGGGCCTGGCGATCCCCTCGCAGTCCCGCCCGATCCGCTTCGGGCATGATGCGGCCGCGGGCGTCGGGCATACCAGTGCCGTCGCCGTTGAGGACGGCAAGCTCGTCGCCTCGGGCATGATCTCCCGCGATACGCACGCGGCCAAGGAGGTCGTCGCCTCGGCGCGCAACGGCTTCCCGTGGCAGGCGTCGGTCGGGGCGAGCGTCGAGGCGTTCGAGTTCCTCCGCGAGAACCAGTCCGCCACGGTCAACGGCCGCGAGGTGCAGGGGCCGCTCAACATCGTCCGCCGCGCCACGCTGGGCGAGATCAGTTTTGTGGACCTCGGGGCCGACGGCGGGACGACCGCCAGCATCGCGGCGTCTGGCGAGGCCGGCGCTGCGCCCCCCACGCAGCCCACGGCCCCCACGCCCCCGACGCCCCCCACACCTGCCACGCCCCCGGTGAACGGTGCCGAGACCGCCGATCCCGTCCGTGATCTCCGCGCCCGGATGGCCGCCGAGACGGACCGGATCGCGGCGATACGCCGTCTGTGCGCTGGCGCGCACGCGGCCATCGAGTCGCAGGCGATTCGTGAGGGGTGGGACGCCACGCGCACGGAGCTGGAGGTGCTGCGCGCCAGTCGCCCCAAGGCCCCCGCGGGTCCGGCGATCTACGCGCAGGGCCACGCGGGCGTTACGCAGAATGTGCTCGAGGCCGCGTGCATCCTCTCCGGGCGCCTTGAGAACCCGGAGCAGCACTGCAACGAGCGTGACCTCGAGGCCGCGAGCCGCGCCTTCGGCCGCACGATGGGGCTGCAGGAACTGCTCCTGCACGCCGCGTGGGCCAACGGCTACTCGGGGCGGACCTTCCGCGACTGGCACGGCGTCATGGACGCGGCCTTTGGGCGCCCCGGTGCCGACGTGCAGGCCTCCATCGGCAACAGCACGATCAGCATCGCGGGCATCCTCTCCAACGTCGCCAACAAGTTCCTCCTGGAGGGGTTCTTCAGCGTCGAGCGCGTCTGGCGGAATATCTGCGCTGTCCGCAGCGTCACCGACTTCAAGACGGTGACCAGTTACCGCCTCACCGGCAACGACGGGTACGAGAAGGTCGCCCCGGGCGGCGAGATCAAGCACGGCACGCTCGGCGAGGAGTCGTACTCCAACAAGGCCGAGACCTACGCGCTGATGCTGTCGATCGACCGCACCGACATCATCAACGACGACCTGGGCGCGATCACGACCGTGCCCCGCAAGCTCGGCTCGGGCTCGGGCAAGACCATCAACGAGGTCTTCTGGGCCGCGTTCATGGCCAACAGCGGCTTCTTCACCGTCGGCAACAAGAACTTCATCTCGGGCGCGGACACGGCGCTCTCGATCGATGGCCTGACCAAGGCCGAGGTCACGTTCATGGACCAGGTGGACTCCGACGGCAAGCCCATCGGCGTGCTGCCGTCGATCCTGCTCGTCCCCACGGCCCTCTCGGCAATGGGCAGCCAGCTCTTCAAGAGCCTGGAACTGCGCGATAACACCGCGAGCGCGCGGTACCCGATCACCAACCCGCACCAGGGCAAGTTCCGCGTCGAGGTCAGCCGCTACCTGGGCAACCCCAAGTTCACCGGCAACTCGACGAAGGCGTGGTACCTGCTGGCGGACGCGAGCGACCTGCCCGTCGTCGA